GTACCAAAACCAGTGGTAACAGCGTAAGGGCGGAACTTAGCTGCGTCCGCTGCAATCTTCGCAGCTTGAAGTTGTGCGTCAGCGGACGTGCGAGCAGCGCTTTCAGTAGCGTCCGCGCCCATGATGCCGCCGAGAAGGTTAGAACCTGCCATGATCGCTGTGCCGGGATCGTGGAATTTAGCTAGACGACCCGGGCGAGATGTTTCAATGTAACCAGAAGTGATATATTCACTTGCGGTAGGATCAATGTCACGCATGATTTAACCTTTCAATCCTGTAGTAAGTACAGTAGTCATCTTTTGATACCTTTTCAAACCCAAGCCTAGTAACAAACCTATGACCTGTGTTGTTTTCATTTCTAACTTTTGTTACGACACACCCATAACGCTCAATGAGAGGTTTTATGATGTTTCGTATGTTGTGTTTAGTTAACCAAAGCCCTTTGTGCTCCGGCTTCCTCCAACAGTGAATTTCATTTCCTGACACCATAACAAAACCTGCTAGGATGTCGTGCCTTAACACTTCTACAAAACTCCACTCGTCAGAGATGCGGAAGCCAAGAAAGGCCTCTGCTTCCTCTTTCGTCACGAAACACTCCCATACCTAGTTCCTGTGGCGATCCATGTGATGTTGGAGTTGCCAGTCAAACACGCCCCAGCGGCTCCACCAGCAGCGCCAACAACAGAGACGCCAGCAGCGCCCCAATCACCACCGTTTCCTGCGTAACTGGTCCCAGCGGCTGAGAACGTTCCGGGATTGCCTGCCGTGCCATTAGATGTTTGGCCTGTGCCAGCAGCACCACCAGCAGATGACGACTTGGAAGACCTTCCTCCGCCACCTCCGTCACCTCCATAGCTGTACAGGTTGCTGATCTGGTCGTAACTGCCAGCACTACCGCCACCACCGCCTCCGCCTCCAGCAATGACGCCAGACGTGTTGTCAAAGGTAACAGACGAAGAGACGCTCAATGCTTTACCACCAGCGCCTCCTGCTGAACCATATGTGGCTGATGTGTTTGTGGCATCACCACCAGCCCCACCAGCGCCGCCTTTGCCAACGATGTAGCCGTTGTTTGTGACCTTCAATCCATTGGGGAATGACCCACTGATGGTCATGGCTGGAGATGCAGTTGATGTGGCGCTAACATAGATGCCGCTGTTGATCACCACCATCAAGTACACAGACCCGTTCCAGCCAGCCGCCGTGGCCGCTGTGGCAATGTCAATGTCTGTGGTATCACTGCTGATCGTCAGCGTGAAATCATTGGCTTTGCCGTACCCATCAGACATTTTGATTTGGCCGCTAGCCACACCAAACAACGTGCGCACAGAGGTACTTCCTATATTGATTTGAGCAGTTGAGCTGTTACCTAACTCAACATTGACGTTAGACAGCGAAATGGCTCCAGATGCTTGTAGTGCCATATTTTACTCCTTAAATAGTACCAAAAGCTGTCACATCTCCAATAACAGTAAAATTACCAGAAGAGTCAATACGTCCAATATTTGTGGTTCCATATTTAATATATAGATAACCACCTGACTCAACTATTGAATAGTTTGTTGTCACAAGATTTGTTGCGTTGGTGACTGAGGTTTTGTTGTTAATCGCAGTTCCTACAAACGCAGTGGTGGCTAGCTGAGCCGTTGAGGTACCAGCAGAAGCTGTAGGGGCTGTAGGAATTCCTGTGAGCGCAGGCGATGCTAGATCAGCTTTACTTGCGATGGCTGTCTGAAGCGCATCAAACTCAGTATCAAATTCACTACCAACAATCTTCTTAGCTGGGTCGCCTGAAGTCAACGAATCCTTCGCTGTGAAGTTTGTTGTTTTCAAATAGTTTGACATTACACATTCCTTCCTGTTTTAAACAACAGATCAATCTTTTGTACGCTGAGAGGCTGGTTGTTGATAACAGCATCAAAGCCAATTTGAATCGTAGACCCCGACCCGCTTGTTGGTGTACCTGCTGTTTGAATGTCGTTAGCAACACCCGAGTATTCCCCTACGTTATACTCAGCTACCCCAAACTCAGACACAGCGGAAGTTGCTTCAATGACGATGGGATAGGAAAGAACCTCCTTACCAAAGTCTGTAACAACCTTGATGAAGAAACTCTGACCGCTTCCTCCAACAATCGTGGCTTTCAGCTTCTTCAGAATCTTCAAGATGGTGGGGCTTTGCAGGGTGTTATAAGAGGAGAGGAACGAAGCAGGGAACGTAGAGCCATTGTCTAAATACCCCGTGTACTTTCCGATCACACCACCTTTCCCTAACAACACATCCCTGTTTCGGCGTCTCAGCAAAGAGTAACAAGGGAAGGAGGACCATTTGGTGATCTTAGCCGACCCATCCTGTAAAGGCTTTCGCATATCCAAACAGTAAACGTAGCCAAGAGCCGGTAGAGCTAGTAGGTAGAAGCCTTCAGCCTCACTGTAGACAGAACACACATGATCGAAGGTTCCGTCATAAGCCGCTGCCTCATCAAACAAATCAGCCAGCAACTCATCCTGTACGTTCCTTGTCAGCTCCCGCATAGGCAGAGACTTCTCTGTGATCAATCGACCCAAGCTTCTAACACCCGTGTCAGACAAGAAGATGAGATCGTTACCTGTGCTTTGAATGCTTCGTGTTGCAACACATCCAACACCTGCAATGACATCGTAGAGGCCAAAGTTGGTGCCAATGGGGTTGATAGCGCCTTGGTAGATCACCACGTTGTGTTGACAGAAGATGATGAGGAAATCGTTGTGGATGGCCAGCCCTGTAATCTTGTCCACGTTCTTAGGAAGAACAGAAGAGATGTTCAGAGTTCCACTGGTGCCTCCGCAAAAGCAAGGGAAGTTTGCATCAGCAATGTCCGTAGACCAAAACACCGTACTCTCATTAAAGGCCCAGAAACGCCCGTAGGCTGCAATGGTGGACTTGGGGAAGTTACTGCCAAAGTTCTGAGTTTGCACCGTCTGCGCTACCCACGCCGAGCCATTCCATTGATACAACTCTCTAGCATCATGCACATAATACACATCTCCTGTTGTAGCGAAAACAGAAGCGAGGTCTGCGTAAGTTGCTACAAAGCCTGTGAGGTTTGTGGTGCTTGTGTAGGCTGTGAGAGGTTGAAGAGGAAGAGAGGTGTTGGTGTTGTCATACACAAGAGGCTCATGGCCTGTTTGTGTTAACAGAGAGAGGCCTAGCAGGTTTGCAGAACTCCACTCGTTGTCTGTAACAGTGTAGGCTGATGGGGTGATGTCTGTAAAACCACCTGAGACGCCACCCTTACCAATGAGGGAGTTACCAGCAGAGAGGACGGTAACAACATCATCTGCATCTATGTGCTCAGCCATAAACCGCACAGGGGAGGTTGAGTAGATGGTGGAGGTGGATTGGTTTGTCCACCCCTTACGAGCCCCTAGACGCCCATACTTATCAATAACAAGGTTGTTAGCAACAGTAGCAAAACCAGACTCAATGGTGATGCCGCTGTCTTGGCTATTAAGGCCAAAAAAGCCGGGGGCAACGATTGAGAAAGATTGTAGCTGTTTCATACTGAGTACCAAAGAGTTTCTTCAGGGTGTCGTGCTGCGTCCAAGGCAATTTCATCAGCCAGAGCGTTCTTAGCCGCCACGTAAGCGTTCAGGCTCTGTTGACCTCCATCTTCTCCTCGCTCTTCAATGGCCATCGCTGTAGCCAAAAGGATAACAGGACGAGAAGGAATGTAGAGGACATCTGAATCCGCAGACAAAGAGGTGTTGGGGATAGCAAGATCAAACTTCAAGCTATACACACCATCAGGAACAGGGAACACGTCCACTTTCTGTTCATCGCTGGTTGTAACACCATTGAAAGTGTAGTTGTAAGGAGCCCCATCTTGTGTTTGAGCCAACAGAAACACTTCTTGAAACCAAGCAGCGTCTTTGTACTCCATCACAAAGTTGCTTGTGTCGTTGTAAGCAGCAAGGACGTTTGAACGATTGGTAGCGCCTGTGAGCGTGTAGTTGTAAACACCAGCAGAGGTGGTGATTTCTACAACACTACGGAGGGTGCTCCAGTTCCAAGCACTCTCAACCTGAGCCTTTGCTTCATTAACAAACTCACCAATGAGACGAGCGTATTGGTTGGAGTTGCCAGTCCCCTGCACTGTAGTTACTTGGTTTTCCCTCAAGCGCAGAAGAACCTTGTTAACTGCTTCTAAATATGTCATAAGTGTACCACACTTTCTTTAGTCTGTCAATCTTTATTCACCATCAAACGTATAAAGAGGCATGGCTTGAAGAAGATCGAATGTAATGATAATATCCACCGTCATTGTGTTTGTGAGAATCATGGAGTCTCCCGCTTTCATTACCAACACACCGGAAGAGTAGTTGATGGCATCTCCACTGTTCAAAGACTTACCGTAAGCATACTTAATTACATGGGAGGGGTT